CTGTGGTACGCAGGGAGAGAGGCTAGGTTCTACAACAACTGTTACCTTCTGAGGTTGGAAGAGGATACCAGAGAAGAGTGGGCTAGTGTAACGCAGAGAGCAATGTCCTGCTTGATGACAGGTGGAGGCATTGGGGTGGATGTATCCATAGCAAGGCCGTCAGGCAGACAACTCAGGCGCACAGGTGGGGTTGCCTCCGGCCCCATCCCCCTTCTGCACACCTTGAATGAGGTCGGCAGGAATGTCATGCAGGGTGGCAGTCGGAGGTCTGCCCTGTATGGCTGTATGAACTGGCAACATGAGGATGCCGCTAATCTACTTGAGGCCAAGAACTGGCACAACATGAAGGCTGGGGATACTACCCTGTCTGCTCTTAAACAGGCAGACTTTAACTTTCCTGCCCCATTGGATATGATGAACGTCAGTCTGAACTATGATGATGCGTGGCTAAACACTGAGGCGCGGGGTTCTGATCCCATCTTTGTTAAGAATGTGCGTCAGGCTATGATGACAGGTGAACCGGGATTTAGTTTTAACTTTGGAGAAAAAGAAAATGAAACGCTTAGAAATGCTTGCACTGAAATTACGAGTGAAGATGACAGTGATGTCTGTAATCTTGGCTCTGTCAACCTTGCAAACATTGATTCTATTGAAGAGTTTCGTGAGGTGGTTGGGCTTGCGAGTAAGTTCTTGGTATGTGGACTTATCAGGGCGCAATTACCTTATGAGAAAGTTGAAGAGGTAAGACAAAAGAACAGTCGTATAGGGCTTGGACTTATGGGTATGCACGAATGGTTACTCAAACGTGGGCATAAGTACGAGATGACAGATGAACTTAAACAATGGATGAAAACTTATGAACGAGAAAGCAAACGATCCGCTGACGCTCATTGCGACAGGCTTTTTCTCAACCGTCCTAAAGGCTACCGAGCAATCGCTCCGACAGGGACAATTAGTATTCTCGCGGGAACAACCAGTGGCGTGGAGCCAATCTACGCCGTGGCATACCGCAGGCGCTACCTTGCAGATGGAACAAGATGGAAGCATCAGTTTGTCGTTGATGGTACGGCCCAAGAACTCATTGACTCAGGAATAAAACCAGAGAACATTGAGTCTGCTGTTGACCTAGCCTTTGATCCTGAACGCAGGGTGAAGTTTCAATATGAACTACAGAAGCACGTTGACCATGCTATCAGTTCCACGTTGAACCTTCCTGCTTGGGGAACGGAATCAAACAATGAGGATACTGTGGTTGATTTTCAAAAGATCATTGCTAACTACGCCCCCGGATTAAGGGGTCTGACAGTGTATCCTGATGGGGCTAGGGGTGGTCAGCCTATAACGTCAGTGCCTTATGAAGAGGCGCACAGCAAGCGTGGCGTTGTGTATGAGGATAACAGTGAAGAGCAATGTCTGAGTGGCGTATGCGGGATCTAAGCAAAAACAAGAGGATCAAGAGCAAGCCTTACCTTGAGTGGGTAGCCACACTGCCATGCGCCTCTTGTGAGATAAGGGATGGTACAGTTGTGGCTCACCACTGGAAGGGCGAGGGTGGTCATTTGTCAGGGGGTATGGGACTAAAGGCTAGTGACTGGCTGACTATGCCGCTTTGTCATAAGTGCCACAGTCAGATGCACTCAGGCGATGCCGCCCTTATAAGTTGGCAAAGAGAATATATTTTAAGAACGCTTGACATTGCATTTAATTCAGGTATAATAGAGTTATGAATATTAAGGGTGAAGTTGAGGGATACCTCACACAGATAGAACAGACTGCTCCGAAGTACGCAAAGGCCAAGGCCGAAACGTACCAGTTGACGGAGTACAAAAAGACTCAACGCTCCTTGTTGTACAGTAGAGCCGTAGGCAAAACTGTAGCCGACAAGGAGAACTGGGTATCTATGCAACCGGAAGTTACCAAAACAATAGAAGGTATCGCGGTTTCCATAGAAAACGAAGAGCGTCTACGTTGGGAACTCAAGGTGGCAGAACTTCATATTGAAGTCTGGCGCACTGAGCAAGCAAACAGACGATTGGAACACAAAATCTTATAGGAGATATATATGAGTGACTACCAAGAAAAAGATGGAGATGTATCATTGTTTGTAAACGATAAGGAGGGGAATGAGAATCGCCCTGACTTAACTGGCTACGCTTGGATAGATGGTGAGAAGAAGCGTGTCTCTTTGTGGGAGAAAAACTCAGGTAAACTGAGGTATTCTGGCCGCGTTGAGGAGCCGTATAATGGTGGAGGAAGAAATGCGTCTAACGGCGTGTCGCAGGAAATTCCTCCGTTTTGAAACTTAACTACCACGATGGGGATACTGTCGAGATGTTATTCGACAGTAAACTCCACTCATACAAGGTGGGGGATGAAATAATCCCAAGCGCCACAAAGGTGCTGGATATTATTTCTAAACCCGCTCTTGTACCTTGGGCTTTAAAGGTGGGGGCTAACTGGTTAGAGAAGAACTTCTTCTTTGACGAGGACGCTTCATCCAAGAAAACCAAGGTTTACAAATCGCGCATGGCCCTTGAACCCCTTATCAAAGGTATGAAGTCTGCCTACCGTAGCAAATCACACGATGCTATTAACATAGGTAACATCACCCACGAATGGGTAGAGGCCGCGATTAACTGGAAACTTGAGGGTGGTGACATACCCAAGATGCCCAAGCAGGAAGAGGCTGTCAATTCTATAGGCGCATTTAAAGATTGGGTAGGCCAGAATGTAGTTGAGTGGAAATCCTCTGAGGAAAAACTATTTAACAGGAAGTATAGATATGCGGGAACAGTTGATGCTAGGGCTATTATTAATGGAGAGTATTGTGTTATTGATTGGAAAACAAGTAAAGCGGTTTATCCTGAGTATCATCTACAGGTTGCGGCGTATGCGAAAGCGGTGGAAGACATACATGGAATTCCAGTGGATGCTACCTACATTCTCAGATGTGACAAAGCGACAGGAAGATTTGAAGCAGTCAGATCAACAGCCATCGAAGAAAACTTTCAAGCCTTTCTAGCGGCTCTTACATTGCACAGAAGGATGAAAGAACTTCGATGAGTATACCGGCAATGATCGTGTTCCATTTCGATTCGGCACTGGAACTGATGACGGATGGGATGGAACATGAATTGTTCAATAAGGATGAGATGGAGCAACTGCTTGAGGGGTGCGCTAAACAATGCGAGTATCAGGCGCATGAGTTTATGTGGCGATCATTCAAGCGAATGTTGAGTCAGGATACAGGCGGCAATGTTGTGGGGTTTTCCTCAGAACTGAGAGGCCCAGATGTCCATTGAATGGGGCAAGGGATCAGCGTTTAACTTAGGCAGGATTAAAGATATGAGGGTGGAAAGAAGCAGGAATGGTGAGGGCTGGAGTTTCCTTGCGAGTGATGACAAACTAACCTACCTTCATGTAGACAACAGACACTTTAAAACTAAAGAGGAACTAGACGAATGTATTATGGAGTGGATCAATGAACGTAAAAAGATGTAGTGGTTATAAGGGGCATTGGGAATGTGGGGATGATTATCCTGACCACATGGTTCCAAGAGAAAAATTTAATAAGCGTCCCCACCATGATGGGCTACAGGCCGCCTGTAAAAAGTGTCATAGGTATGGTGCGGCGGCTGTGCGCTTGAAAAATAATAACAAGTTAGTGGACATCACCACACGTTTTAAGTCTGAGTATGGGCCGTCAAAGCCTATGACCAAACGAGAAACTGTACACGTTGAAGGCGAGGTAGTGCCGCAAGGTTGGGTCTACGTTATCAGGAATACCGAAACCCCTTGGCTATTTAAGATTGGTAAGACCTATCCTGATGGTATACAGAGTAGACTGTCAGAGGCTAGGCGGTGGGGATGTTTTAAACTTGAGGAAAAGTATTGGTTTGAAGATGCGCTCAAAGCAGAAAAAGAAGTACACGCCATGCTCAGAGAACACAATATGCGTAACCTTGGGTTTGAGGATTGCGGCACAGAACTATTTAAATGCTGGAACATAGGAACCATAACAGATGCAATCAATAAAATTATCAGAAAAAGAGTTGCTTGAGGCGTTAGACCTTGCGGCTCAACGGCATGAGGCCAAGCACGTTAGCGTGAGGGATACCGGCCCTAGAATGACCAGTAAGTATGAAACCAAACTGGTTGATTTTATTGGGGATATTAGGTACAAGCCACACTTCCTTGGCCTGCTAGGTGAGATGGCTTATGCCAAAGCCACAGGTGGAGAGATAAACAAAGAGATATACAACAGGGGTGATGACCATACCGGCGATGTTGGAAGGGTGGAGGTCAAGACTTCAACATGGATGGGGCCGGATATTGATTTGAAGATAACTCAAAGAGAGGTTGAGGATATAGAGAACCAACCGGAGAGGTATGTTTTAATGAAAGTAAACGAAAGCAACTTTTCAGAAGTTGAGTTTATCGGGGAGATTAGTCGTGGTGACTTTATTAAAAAGGCTACCAAGAAAAGATATAAGCCGGGATATCCAATGAATTATATCTTGGACGGCAGAAAACTTGACAAAAACATTTAAGGAGCAAGAAGAGGAATGGGCTTACCAAAGGAGGCTACACTTTGCTAGGTACTGTTGGTTGAACCAACACAAGACCTTGAATGTACGGGGTGAGGTTCTTACTTGGGCGCAGATATTTGAGAGAAAGGAGGGGATTTCTCTGTATAAGTATGCGCGGGATCGAATGGATGAACGCGAACAACAGCGCCAGCAGGAAAAGCGTGAAGCCCATAATACACAGGAGGAATAGAATCCCCTTCAAAATCATCCGGGTCTTTAGTGTTTGCTATGAGGATTGTATCATCGTCCTGACTAACTAACCACCCCACAGTAAAAAGGGTGGGGCAAGAAATCTCCTGCTCCCACCCTGATGTTGCTATGATGTCACGCCATTCGACTATGACTAAAGGCTTTTCACTCATCTTATGTAAGGATTGTTGCTCTTAGGCTCTCTCCCTTTAAGTTTAACAGGGCCGGGTAAAAACCATCCTAGCACCATGGGAATTATAACCACCAATATAAGCAACCAACCTCCCATTTCTGCGAGGGAGCCAAGCAAACTCCAGAAGTTATCCGGCGCACAATCCATATCAAGTTTCCTCCCACCAACATTGTCCATTGTTGAGGTCGCCACATCTGTCACAAAAGCAGTTGTCATGGCTCCCGCTATCGGCGCAATCGCACCCCCACTCAACACACTCCCCGCAGTAGCACCCACAGCCGCTCCAGTTGCTACTACTCCTGCCTTCTTGATCGTCCCGCATCCTATGACTCCTAACGCTATCCCCAGATAGCAGAGGCTAACATAAGCACGGCTACGCCACCTATGATGTACATTTTTGTTTTTTCTGGTAGTGCTTTCCATTTTTCTTTCATCCTTATCTCCTGAATATTAAAAAGTTATTACATCTATGGAAGAGCGATGCTGTCACCACATCCGCATCTTCTTGTACTTTCACTTGGGTTGACCACAAATCTTTTAGAAAATCCTTTATCTTCGTAGTCAAGATTACCGCCTTGTAAATATGTTTTCGATGTCTTGTCTGCGAATCTGGTGTTCTTTCCAATGCTCAATTCTGTAATACCTGTCGAGTTCATTTTCTCCAAAGTTATCATAAGGCCATTGCATCCACCACTCTTTAGACCTATCTCTAAACACTCTCCAGATTTTAACAATGCGTTTAATTGTTCCTGTGCTTTCTGAGTTATTACCAATGCTGTTCATTATCCTCCCATTTTTGCTTGTAAATGTTTCATTTTTTCTTCGCCGTTTTAGCAGATTTTTTAAATGCTTTTGCCGTGGGCGCTCCCTTGCTTCCCGGCCTCCTCATTTTTTCTCCTGATCCTGCTTTAATTCGTTTGCGTTTAGCATGTATATTGGCGTAAAGTCCTCTTTGCGCCATTACTATTTACGCTTCTTTTTTGTAGGCTTCATTTTCATAGGTCTTCTATAAGGTTTATTTCCGTACATTATTTTCTCCTTGCTTTTTTCTGTGCAGTTTTTGACAAGTCTTTTAAATGGAACAAAGGCTTTGAAGTCTTGCCGTGAGTTTTACCTGAGTGGGTTTTCCCATTAGGCATTTTATGAGTGCCACCTTTATGAACAGTGCCATCTCTAAAATAATGTGGTACTCCTTTAGCCATTAGCATTTCCACCTTCGTCTGGCTTGACGTATTCGTGAGTTAGGATCGTTACGAGTCTTTGCACTTGATCTTTTTAACTGCCCTGCTGACCTAGCGCAATAAGACTTTCTTCTTTTGGCATCCTTAGAACCTTTTTTTGGATTACCTGTTACAGCAGTCTGTAGTTTAGAACCGGGGTTTGCCCTGCGATGAGCGGCAACACCTTTTGCAGTCATGCCAGCACCAGACTTAGTAGGTCTGTAGTTAGCGCCTTTACCTCTAGTTGTTTTAGGTATTGCTTTTTGTCTTTTAGCCGCCATCAATAATCCTAGCAATAACTTTCTTGCCTTCCCAATCTATTCTAGTTTC